AGATTTTTATAAACTGGCTTCAAAACGCTATAAAATACAAGAATATTAACATGAATATAGTAAGATACAAACAAACAGGAGGGTTTCCGCTGGATACCAATAATCTGGATTTTCTGCAAAGTTCTTTCCATATCCTTAACACGCTTGGGAATTTGGCTGGTGATATGGTAATTATTTCGGGGTGTGAAATCACGGGGAACACGGTAAGCAACGGAGTGGTCTATGTGAATAAAGAAGTATTGGAGTTTAGAGGCGGAAGTCTTTCTGCTAATGTCTTTATCAAAGAAGAGGCAGTATCAGGAACTTTTGAAGATGGATCATTTAAACCTATTGAGATTACACGATATGTAACATTCGGAAGTTCCACGCCAGAGAAAACCTTTAAATGGGAAGATTTTAAGCGGGTGGATAATCTGATACAACAAGGAGTAAAGAATGCTGATTTTGAGAAAAGAATTAAAGCGCTGGAAAACAAGAAAAGCCCTGTGCCTATTGGCTTAATTGCTATCTGGGGGAAACCAGCCAGCGAACCTATACCAGAGGGCTGGAAAGAATGCACCGACCTTAGGGGAAGAATGCCCCTGGGCTGGAATCCAGATGATACTGATTTTAGCGAATTGCTTAAAAATGATGGAGAAAAGACTCATCAACTGACCATTGCAGAAATGCCTGCTCATAGTCATTCAGGAAAAACATTGACACCATCAGAAGCGGTCGGTATTCATTGGGATGGACACGATGGTATAGGATTTAGACCAGGAAGTGCCAACAATTCTCCTGGTGACACAGGACTTACAGGAGGAAATCAGCCTCACAACAACATGCCTCCATACAGAATTATTAAGTTCATTGAGTTTGTAGGATTTGAATAATAAAAAAAACATTACTATGGCAAAAACAGCGATAAATATAATAAAAAAATGGTTTAAAACAGGTTCAAAGCCTACACAAGACCAATTTTGGAGTTGGCAGGATTCCTATTGGCACAAAGATGAGATAATACCGCAGGAAAACATTCAGAACCTTAACACTACGCTTTCCAGCAAGGCAGATGCTGACCAATTAGCCAATAAAGCTAACGCAGATGCTTCTGGTATGACTGATTTACAAGCTCAAGCGTGGGCTACATTATTAAAACCGCACCTACCAACAGACGGAGGTAGTGGTAGTAGCACACCGATAGATGCTTATACCAAAACTGAGATTAACGAAAAGTTAAGTAAAATAACCTTCAGAACCATTGTAGATGATAATGGAAGCACTTATGTACCTCAGCCTATCTCATTTTTACAATTAGGTTCAGATCCAGACTCTAATATAGGTAGTCCTAATGGAGAGATTGGTATGCTTAATTGGAACATGTATTGGGGTAACTACAATAAGGGTAATACAGGTAGGTTTAACCTGCTATTGGGAGTTAATAACTCTACTTCTAATGATGGTTCAAATAACACTATTTTAGGTCACTATGCATTTAATTTGAGTAAGAAAGGTAACGATAATGTTATCATAGGTATGAATGCTGCACCTAAATTATTAGCAGGTTACAGCTTAACCCTATTAGGAGCAGGAGCAGGAGGAAACCTCAGCAATGAAGATAGAACCTTAGATGACCTTAAACAGATTTCTCCTGTTTTTGAGGAATATATTACAGGTAGAATAGGGTTAGGGGAATCATTCGGATATGACAAGAAAACAGGTAGATTAAGTAGCTCTAACTCAGTATATGTAGGTTACAATGTAGGTAATGTATTCAATGGAAATACAGCAGGGGCAACTACAACTATTGGGTCTATTTGGATTGGTGCTAATGCAGGAGGAGGTGTTCAGTATAGAGACTATAACAATGTCGTAGTAGGTAACTTCTTTTGGGCGCATGGACACCTAAGATTATATAACTCAGTTATATTAGGTAACCATATAGATTTGAAGTATAACCGAGATAATGTTTTAGCTATTCATAACTCAGCTACTAAGAGATGTGAAGTCGCAAATGCCTTAATCTACGGAGAGTTTGACAACAGAAAGCTGGTAATCAACGGTAGCCTTACTTTGAATGTTAAATATGTTCAAGAAGAGGCTAATCTGGATACAGCTAAAGCGTTAGTCATCGGCACAGATGGTTTAATCAAGAGTGTGCCTATAAGCAGTATCAAGGGAAGTGGAACACCTACACCTGTTCCAAATGCTGTAAATAAGTTAGCAGGTAAAAAGATTTCTGTAATCGGAGATAGTATTTCTAATTTTGGGGATACTTCATCAGAATATAAGGCAGCAACAGGATACAGCTTTGATGATGTTTGGATAGGTCAATTACTTTCTATGACAGGCGGTATTAAAGGCACTATTGATGCAAGGTCTGGCTCACTTGTTCAAGGGAATAATGACCCTCACGGCTTTGCTTTGAAGAGGACAAGAGTAGTAGACCAAGAGAGTGATTACATTTTTATCTTGATGGGAGCTAATGACCAAAGATTAGAGCAACACCCAACTACACCAAGACCACTCGGCGAGATTAAACCTAAGGGAAGTTTAGGGTCTATAACAGATGCCTCAAACCCTAACTTCAACACATTTACAGGTGCATATCAACTTGCATTAGAGGATATGTTAGGACACTACAAGAGGGCTAACATTGTCTTAATGACACCTTTGAAATCCTTTAATGCAGGTTCAACTGATGATATGAACAAGGGTTCAGATAGGTTTGCAGAGCGTGTGATAGAATTAGCTAAGTTCTATGGAGTTAGATGGATTGACACCAGAGAGGCTGGATTTAACAACTACAATCATGATTTATTCTATATTGATGGGTTACATCCTAACAAAGCAGGGCATAAAATATTGGCTCAGCTCGTAGTAGATAAGATATTAGAATTTGGAGTTGTAAACGGAAGTGGCGGAGGCACTAATGGATACAGCAAAGCAGAAGTAGATACTAAGCTGAATGACCTTACTATCGGAGTAGGAAACTTAGCGAGAAATTCAGCTGCACCTATATTCAGTCCTAACTCAGAGGGAACAGGTAACGCACAAGTTATATCTGATAGAACAGGCTATTTTGTTAGATACACACCAGCCTCTGGAAAGAGTGTCGGAGTTTATGGATTTAACATGAATGCTGAGGAGGGTATCCCAAATACAAATAAAGGAGGGTATACTATTTCAATGGATTTCAGACACGCTCATACAGAAAATGTTACTATCTGGGGTCAATCCATACCACCTAATACTTGGGTAAGAGTAAAAAGAGAAGGCTGGACAAACGAGACTGATTGGGTAGGATTTAACATACCTGTGCCTAATTTAGCAGTTGATGTTAGATATTATAAGATTGAGAGAGGAACTAAGGCAACGGATTGGACACCTCACATATCCGAGTTGAAATTAGGAGTTTCAGAGCATATGATAGACAACTTCTTCTATTGGTCTGATGCTCTAAGTATATCCAGAAAAGGAGCAACAGGAGATGAGCTGAACACTGTTCTAATTAGAAAGATACCGAATATAGATAACATTATAGAGGTGCAGGAGCTTACTATAATCTATAATAATGGAACTTTCTTTAGGGCAACTAATCCAAATAGTCAGTTAATCACACATAATGGAGTTAAGCACTTCGCTATGCCAGAGTTAGCACCTGCTTTGACAGCCAAAGGAGGTATCAAAAAAGTTTATATTAAAGCTTTATTGAAATAGTACTTAAAAGATTGAAAAATAAAAAATTATGATTATAGATTACTTAGAAGGAGATTATAAAACACTTATAACCACTTTGTTTGTGGTGTGTTTTACTTGGATTGTGGTTATTGTAGCAATGCTCATTGACCTTTATTTCGGCGTAAAAAAAGCCAAAGAATTAGGAGAAGCAACCAGTTCAGAGGGGTTCAGAAGAACCATCAACAAAGCAACCTATTATTTTGCTTTGATGGGCTTTGCTTTCTTGTTTGACATCTTTGATGTGATAACGCCCTATTTCTTTCCTCATCCGCTCGGAAGTGTGCCATTTGTGAGTATTTTCGTGGCGTTAGGGCTTGTATTTACGGAAGCAAAATCAGTAAGAGAAAAAGCCGAAGACAAAGCCCGAAGACGAACCGATGAGAGCTTCAGAAAGATGCTGGAGCTTATGCAGAACAGAGAAGATGTGATGAGAGAAATAGCAGACCATCTCAAAAAAGAAAGACAGAAACAAGAAAAATAAAAATCCTTTGGAGGATAGGGATTAAAAAAATGTCCTCCGCTTTAAAAAGTAGTTCCCCAACTATAAATTTTAAACATGAGCACAAGGCTACGGAGGACAATAAGTCTTCTGTTGCCTTGTGCTTTTATATAGTTGGGGAATGCAAATATAGAAACTAATAACGACAAATAAAACTAATAACTATGAAAAACAAATATTATCAAATTTTAGAGAAAATCTTAAAAAAGGGCAAAGTTCAGAATAACAAGAAAGGGAATATTAAGTATCTCTTGGATGAACAGTTAAAACTCTACCCATCGGATTTGTTGGAGATTTTTGAGGGGCACACAATCGCTAGAAACAAACTAAAAACAGAGCTTCAACTTTTCCAGAACGGAGAAAGATTAACCGAAAAATACAGAGAAGCAGGTATCAGTTGGTGGGATTACTGCGGACCTATGCTGGTAAATTCTTATCCAACTTACTTTGAGCAGCTGCCGTCTCTCATTGCAAAAATCAACAAAGAAAAGCGCAACAGCAAGAACTATGTGCTGTTTTTAGGCAGGAATGATGCAGAGACCAACCAACAGCCCTGTTTATCATTGATTCAGTTTCAAATAGATAATGGTAAGTTGGTAATATCGGCTTATCAGCGTTCCAGTGATGCCTCATTAGGGCTTCCTGCTGACCTTTACCACTTGTATTTAATCAGCAGACAGATTGATTTGCCTTTGAAATCTATTACACTAACACTCGGAAATGTGCATATTTACGAGAATAACATAGACAGTACCAAGAGGCTGTTAAAGGGTAAAAAAGTGTCGTTTGAATTGAATGTGTAATCAATTAAGCATGTTCCAAACTGTCAAAATGATTACAGGATAAAATACCCCAAAATAACACATACAAATATAGTAATATTATTTGAATTGTGCAATAAAAAACACTCTTTAAATCATCTTTAAAGAGTGTTTAAATTTTGTTATTTTTGACCGATTTTTTCCAGCCAGAAATTGGAAACCATACCTAATTTTTTTTGCACATTTGGTTTTGCCGATTATATCATAATTCTTTTTCAAATATAGAAAAAACAAAAGGTTTGGTTTCTGGAGGGGGTATACCAAAAACCTTTTGAGGTAGGGGGATAGATAAATGTAAGTACCCTATTAGGATAGATTTATGAAATAGATTAGAGAGTTCAGCCACTATTTTTTCATATTAAAACAAAATACTTGTTGGAAATTGAGAAAAACATCCTTATCTTCGCATGAAATTTGACAATAAAATAAAGCGTTAATTTTTATTCTAAAAGTTAGGAATCTGGTAAATTCATTATAACACACAATAATAGAATAAAAGATTAAAGGCTTCGCTGTATAGGCGTGGGCTATTAATTTCTGTATTGTGTGGGTAATACCAGAACCTCTAACATCAGGATTTAATTAAGCACACGCTTTTTTATTTCAAAAATTTAAAGATAAAAAGAGTTAGCTTTATTCTGATGTTAGAAATCTGGTAAATTTCAAGTTAACACAGTGCAGAATAGGTTAGCCTAAAATGGTAAAGGGAGGCTGTAAGAAGTCTCTTCCTTTACCATAGGGTTTGTATCTGTATGGAATAATGCTGTTGTTCCAGCTCTTTTTGAGTAAAATATTCACATCTCCAAAGGAACAAAGGAGATATCTATTCTGTACGGATATTAGATGGAAGGCAGACAGGTAAAATCCAAAAAGCGGGTAGCAGACCATGGAGAGGTATTTACTAATGAAAGAGAAGTAAAAGCCATGGTAGACCTTGTGTGGAAAGAGCTAGAAAAAGGTACAGTGGACAAGGTTCTTACTGCTACTTTTTTAGAGCCGTCATGTGGTTCGGGTAACTTTCTTATAGAGATTTTACAGAGAAAAATAGCCTTGCTGAAAAAGACCAAGAAAAACAAATCTGATTATGGATTTTATTTGGTGCTGGTAGCAGGCAGTCTTTATGGTGTGGAGCTTCTTCCTGATAATACCCAAGAGTGCCGAGAGAGACTTCTCACAGAATTCAAAAAATCTTATCCCAAAAAAGAAGCAGACTATGAGAAACTGATGGAGAGCATTTCGTTCATCATTAGTCAAAACATTATCTGTGGAGATGCCCTCAGTTATACTACGCCAGAGGGAGAGCCTATTGTTTTCACGCATTGGTCTGGACTGAGTGATAGAAAAATAGTCACCAACTATTTTGACTATGGCGAACTGTCTAAAAAAGAACAAGGTACAGCTTCTTTATTTGCGGAATATACAGTAAAAGAACCTGTGATAAAGCATTACTTGGAACTCGGTGCAGAACAGCCCTAACCTTTTCTAATAATGAATGCACAAAAATACAATCCCGATGTGCTTACTTGTCTTGCCAATCTGAGTAACGATGAGGTTTTTACACCTCCTGATGTTGCTAATAGAATGCTGGATACCCTACCCAACGAATTATGGAGTAATCCCGAAGCTAAATTCCTAGACCCTTTCTGTAAGTCTGGTGTGTTTCTGAGAGAAATAGCCAAAAGACTGCTGAAAGGTTTAGAGAGCCAAATCCCAGACTTGCAGGAACGCATAGACCATATTATGCACCACCAGCTGTATGGAATAGGCATCACAGAGCTTACTGCCTATCTGAGCCGCCGTAGTCTCTACTGTTCTACCCGTGCTGATGGTAAACACTCTGTAACCGAATTCCCTGATGAGAGTGGTAATATCTACTTTGAGGAGATAGCTCATACATGGGATAAAGCAGGAAAATGTACTTACTGTGGTGTGAGTAGTGAAAACTTTGGAGAAGAAAAAAGAGAAGGGCTGGCACAGCACGCCTACGCCTTTATACATGATAAAAACCCTTATGGAAATATGAACTTTGATGTCATTATAGGAAACCCACCTTACCAAATGGGAGATGGTGGAGGAAATGGGAGTTCCGCTACACCTATATATCAGCAATTTATCCAACAAGCTATGAAAATGAATCCCCAATATCTATGTATGATTGTACCAAGCCGTTGGTTTGCAGGAGGTAGAGGTTTAGATGATTTTCGTGATGAAATGCTCAATGATAAAAGATTGAAAGAAATACATGATTTTCCTATTTCGGAGGATGTGTTTCCAAGTGTGGGAGTAGCAGGAGGAGTCAATTATTTCCTTTGGCAGAAAGATTATGAAGGAGAGAGTCTTATCAAAACCTATGAAAAAGGCGAATGTGTTTCTGAAATGAAAAGACCTCTAATAGAAAATAATGCAGATGTATTTGTTCGATATAATGAAGCTATTCCTATTCTAAGAAAAGTACAAGCTTTTCAAGAAAAAAGTTTTAGTGAGTTTGTGAGTTCTGCAAAACCTTTTGGATTAAGAACTTTTTTCAAAGGGAAAAAAGAACCTTTTCAAGATTCCATAAAAATTTATGTTAATGGTGGGGTTGGTTACATTAAAAGAGAGGAGGTTTTACAAAATGAACATTGGATAGATAATCATAAAGTATATATATCTTATGCTTATGGGATAATGAATGTGTTTCCTAATCAAGTGTTTAATAAACCTTTTTATGGAGAACCTAATTCTTGTTGTAGCGAAACCTATTTAGTTATAGGACCTTTTAGAGATAAAAATAGATGTGAAAATGTAATAAGTTATATGAAAAGTAGGTTTTTTAGATTTTTGATATTGTTAGTTAAAAACACGCAACACGCAACAAAAAAAGTCTATCAATTTGTTCCCCAGCAGAAATTTGATAAGCCGTGGACAGATGAAGAATTATATAAAAAATACAGTTTAACAGAAGAAGAAATAAAATTTGTTGAAAGTAAAGTAAAAAT